AGGGAAAATTAACAGAACCCTTGACAGGTCCACCTTTTTTATACTTTTTAATGTCAAGTGTCTTGGGATATCCTTCTTCACCAGGCCTAGCAGGTTTTTCCCCACGCTTACGTTTAGCGTGTATATTTGCCCATAATCCTTTCTTCTTAGCCATTATGCGTAATACGCTATTACAGAACCAGAATCAAGTTCTATTGAATCGAATCTACCATATATTGTAGTGCCTTCAGGTATTTTAAATGTAGCAGGAACTGTCCCTGATAAATTTGTTGTACACTCTGAAGTATCTACAACTGAAGCTTCTAAGCCTGTAACTGCTACAAAAGGTCCTGTTATTTCGGCTGTGCCATCTATTATAACTGCACCATTTTGACCTAAGGCTGCATTTTGTGCTTCTACAACTGTAAAGTTGTGTAATGATTTTTTAAACGCCATATTATCCTCCCTGCCCTAAGCACTGGCTGTGCGTGAATGGGCTTGTTATTATTATTTTATCAAATTTTTAGTAGATTGGGGGTAAGCCCTTTATACGACTTACCCCATAGTTCTACAAAACTATTAAACCTTATTGCTTTGGTTTATGAAGCAAATAGTAGTGTACCTGTTGCTGCTCCGTCAGTTACAGCTGCATCTGGATTCCACTTGCCTACGTTTACATACCAATAACCATCTCTTTCACATTTGAATTCGATAGTTGACCCATGAGACATAATGTTCGCAGAGTCATTTGTTGGGGTATATACTAAGCTTGTTTCATCTGCTGCCGATACATCATAAGTAATTAAATTACTTGATGATGTTGGAACAACACAACCAGTTTCCCATTTGTCAGTACCAGCACAATCAATTGTTAATGTAGCTGTTCCTCCTTTTGGGTCATCTTTAAAATTAAATACAACTACAGAGCCTGCTGTTGCTGCTGGCATTGTAGCCGTCACAGCACTCGCACCAGTATATGTAGGTGAATTAATTTCATTAACTACTAAAGTACATGCATTAGTTGAAACAGTTGGAGCTCCTACGCCTAGCCCAAAATAAGAACCAACTAAGCCATTAGCCCAACCTTCATTAAATGCAGCACTATTTTTATTTAACTTATCACTTCTCATTATAGGACTCCTTCTAGGTTGAACAACGCATGTGTTTCAGGAAGAGACACTTCAAGACCTGCTTCTGTAAGAATCATATCTTTTCGTAAATCTTCATCTGCTTGTTGCACATTTGTTGTGATTGAAGTGTCACGATTAACACCGTTACCAACCAATGGTCTATAAGATACGTGGTCTAAATCAACCATGCATAAGTATCCAGCAAAGTTGCTTCTAAATAGAGGCTCTTTTACAAGAGTCATATCTCCATGTATAGTGTCAACTTTTAATACTTTATGACCAAATGCTCCTTGCGAAGCTCCAAACATATATCTACTTGGATTATTAGCCCCTGCACCATTATCAAGAGATTCACTTATAAAGTTTCCATCTCCTAATTTATTGAAGTGAGACATAACAGGTAAAGACGCTAACGCTAATTTAGAAGAGCTTCCGCCCCTTGCAGGGTCAAAGATTACTTCAAAATCACCAAGTAAAGCATCATATGTTAATTGTCCTGGTGTGAAAGATTTTAAATACGGAGTATTTTCAGAGTAAGATAACTTAACAGTACCTTCTTTAGCTGTTCCTCCACCTTTAATTATACTTCCACATATACCATCAGTATACTGAACTCCACCTTGAGAACCTTTCATACCAAAAAGCATTCCTCTTTCAATATCAACTTTATGCTCTCTTAATTTAAGATTCCAAATTCGAGCCCATTCATCAGCATAACCACGATACACTGTAGCTCTTGCAGTATTACTCATTTCACAAGCTGTTTTAAAGATTTGGGTATACCCATATCCATTATCTAGCTCTTGAGACCATACGTCAGGAGCACCTGAGCCTTGCTCAAAAGATGTACCAATCACAGTAACTTTACCACCTGCATCAAGAGTAGTTGTAGAGCTATCTCCCGCTGAAGCTTGTATAGTTTTCACTGATAATGTTGTATCTGCAGAATTGTGACTTACAGATTCAATTCTTGCAGTTGCTGTTATGATTGCTTCTGAGTCATCGGTAGCGTTATCATCATTGTGATTTTGCTGTACGCTAATAACCATACCTTTTAACAACCAATCAACTGAAGCGTCTCCTTCTGTATCTACAGTTATGCTTGTTAAACTTCCTGGTGCTGCAAGTGTAGCGCCTGTTTTTAAAACAAAAGCCCTGTCAGTAATTGCAATCTTTGTTCGGTCTTCTAAAAACCTAAATTGCGAATCACTTGTTGGTACTTTTGCAACTTTTGACAAATATACGAAAAACGGAGATTCTTCTGGTGACAGTTCTGCGACCCTATCGCTAAAGTCATACAGTCTTCTTGAAGGTATAGTGCTATCAATGACTGCACCAGGAGTTCCAAATTTCACTTGTCCACTATTATAAGTAGCCATTATTATTATTCTCCTTAGTTATTAATTATAAAACGTTTTTTCGGCTACCAGCACCTACAATATTATCCCACATTTCATCCTTTCCACTTTTAGCTTGAGGTTGTTGACCTTGCAATATGCCACCAGGTGTTGGGGTTTCTTGCGTTTGTCTAACATTATCAAGTGGGTTATCTGTAACTGTGCCTTGGCCTTCGTTCATCATAGCACGCCACATTTTAACAGCACCTTCAACACCATACTCTGCAGGATTTTTAGCAGCGAAATTCATAAAAGAATCAACTTCAGCAGGAGTTAATCCTTGCTGTAAAAGGTTACCCTTTAATTGTTGAATTCCTTGATTCTTCATCATGCCAGCCATCCTTTGATTTACGGCTTGTCCAATACTGTCTTGTAGCTCTTGCTGTCTGAACTTATACGATTTAGATTTAGGGTCATTATAGGCTTCCCATGGGTCAAAATCATCTTTCTCTAATTCAATTCGTTGAGGACCAACATTTTGGGGTTGACCGCCTTGGACCATTGTTGCAACTGTTCGTGCAATGTCTGGTCTCGATTTTAGCAATTTCCCTATTGACTCAAACTTTTTTAGATTTTGATTTTCATTAGCAAGTTTATCCTTCTCTGATTGGAAATATTTTACTTGTTCTTCCAAATTCTGAGCAGAACCCTCGTTAACGTTTTGTCCTTCATCTTGCCCTACATTAGTGTTAGCTTGACCTTCCGCTGGAAGATTTCTTTCATTTAATGCGTCTGTCATTTTATTTCTCCTTTTGCGATTTCTGTTGTTTTAATTGAGCTTGACTGCCTACTCGCAATTTCTCTGACTCCAGTTTAACCGCATCTTTTAGTCTACCAATAGCAAGCTTATCTTCGGCCTTCTTATTAGAAGAGTCCTTATTAAGCTCTGCTTTGAATTTTTCTACCTCAGTACGTTTACGTGCCTGTATAGATTCTCTATGAGCAGTCTGTAAATCACCTGAGACTTTTTTAATTTGTTCTTGGGCTTGACCCAATGCTTGTTGTAATTGTGTAATTTGGTCTGTTCTTTGTAATACGCCCTCTTTGTCAAATATATCTGTTTTCTTAAGAGCCTCAACCTTATCAATAAGTCCTGATTGATAAGCCTGCATATATACCTCCCATTCTCCCCATTTATTTGATGGCATTGTTGAATTACCAATTACCCTAATATCAAATTGACCAACTGAAATTTCATTTTCAATTTCTTGCAATTCTTTTGATTTATCATCATATAATCTTTTGTTTACTGTATATTCATTTATATCATTATTGGGTTGTGAAATCCTAAATGTTTTTTGAAAATTATAATGAGATTTCGCTAAATTATATACAACCCTTCCAATTCTTTTTAAAGACCCTTCAACGTCTCTTAATTTCGACTTTGAACGTCTTTGACCAAAATCTTCCATCATCATTGTTGCTGAAGATGTTCTTGGTGCAGCCTCTGCATTTCCTTGCATCATTTCAAATATACCCATATTAAGGTCAATATACTTTTCAATCATCGCAGGTAGTTGCATAATTGAACTTGACAACGGTTGCGGTGAAGGAAAATGTGGTTCCCCAAAAGATGCATCATATTCGAGGGTGGCATTCGGATTAGACCAATCTCTTTCCAGTTCTTCAATATCCTGAACACTTCCTTGAGGTATAAGAAGTTTGAGTCCTGAACTAGCTTGTGCGTGCGATGTAATTAATGATATCGTCTTATTGAGGAACCTTTGAAAATCTTTGTTTTTTCTTACATCACTCATCGGATAAGGAGTGTTGGTCCATATATTTGGAACTGGTACAATTTCTT